TTTTCATCCAAGGTAGCTTCATTGGTCACTCCCTACTTCGTAGATTCCACTTGCTGCATTTGCTTCTTGCATTCTTTTCACGGCTGCTTGTTTCTGTTCAATCTGCTTCTCAGTGATCTTCACAACTTCCGGCAAATCAATAAACGTTGATGTAAAATTAATCTGCGTCTTGAGTATCGCCGCCGTTGCTTTTACATCCTCCGCTGATTTGGTTAAATCAAGCAATCTCACTGACGAGACTGCCTCTTCCTCAAGAGTTCTGAGGAGACATAACACTGGCTGGAACCGCTCCTCCTCCCACAGTTCCTTGAGGGACTCCTGATACGGCAGGAGGTCTGCTACCGTTTTGATTTCCATTCCCTGCTCCTTGCGGCGCAAGCGCCTTCATTGCTTGATTGACAATATCATCTACACTCGGTATGAGTGTCTCTGTATTATCCTTGTTAAATGCACGCAGAAGCCCGATCATCAAGGCTTTGCCGGCTACGAGTGTATCGAGATAGTACTTCTTCATATCAGGCGGTATATTTGGAGTATTAATTGCCTGAAGAATCTGTGCTTGTTGTTGGTAGAATTGACCAAGGCGATCTGACAGAAGAATGTCATTCTGACGATCAAGTTCTTTATTCATTGACGCCGATGCTGGACGCAAGCGAAGTCCGAGAGTACCATCCTTGTACATATCAAGAGCTTTTTTAAGTTGCTCCGCGCTTGTACCATACTTCTTGAGTCTATCTCCGATGCCAAAATTACAGTACATCGTGAGGAACTTCATACCGAGCTTGACGTGTGCCGCTCGCATATCACCAGTGCGAAGATTATTCCTATTGTTCGCCTGATTCATCACCATTGATGTACCAGCGGCGCTGTAAATACCACGCTTAGGATTGACTATCCCACCCCCTGTTCCACCAATCGCCGGGTCTACTCCAACCCGCTCTTTCGCAACAGCCATGTGAAACTGGTCGGGTCCGTCTGAATATCCAAGATCGGCTCCAGTCTGAATATGTTCAAGCTCATCCTTACGCGCCGGAATCCCAATACCTGGGAAAATATCAAGTATCGACGTGAGTTTACTCTCAGGATCAATACGCCACGCACCAAGCATGGCATAGTTGCGATTATTAGTGCGCCAGTTATTATTATTTGAAAGTTCAGTCTGCGCGATACGAAGCATTTCTGCAAAGCCTTTACCAAGATAACTCTCATCATCATAGGCCAGCTTCATGTCTTGATAAGGCAACATATTCTTTGGATAGTTATTGAAAGTTATCCAAAGTACACGGTCGCTACGTTTGTGATAGCGAGCTTTGAAAGCATACTCCAAGCCTTGCAGACGATATTTAAACTCTAAATGATAAATATTCCACCGAGCTGCGCCGGTGTCAATACCACCATTGTCAATGTCAAACGCTTGGTTAATCTCACGTTCCATTTCCGTCTCTTGAATCGCATCTGGTTGATTCAAGAGATAGTCAATATCACGCTGCTTGTAATACGGTGACTGGCTCTTCAAATCCTGCAAAGCCCATACATCAATCGGCTCTATGTGACCACAGAGTTTCATGTTTTCGAGCTTTGGGATTGAGGGATCGAAGATGAAACGATTGAGCGGAAGCAGTTCTGGATTGGGACCATCCTTTATAGTGCGAAGTTCTTTCTTTCCGGTGACAGGATCGTTGTCATCCATTCCACCGCCGGTGTACATATACTCGACTTGTTGCTTAAAGTCATAAGGGGTGTACACAATCCCAGTTCCATACTTAATTGCGCTATGATCAGCAGACTGTTCCACTCTGTATAAATCAAGTTCATCGGGATCATAAGCCATATCCATTAAGAATGTTTGGGTAATTTGCTTGAGCGCCTCTCCATCCTTCGACGCCAAATCACCAGAAATAGTAGCACCCCACAAAGGGTCGTACATCCAAATACCGCCCATGATACGGGCGAGAAGTTCATCGGAGTAAGTACCAATGATAGGAATAACAAGATTAGCAGCCCCAGGCCAAGGCCAGTCCACATCCTTATTCTTCGGACGTGCATTGTATAACCTCACAAGTTCTGGCAGTTTCTCATTCCTGAACTGCATCAAGCGTCGATCAAGATGTGCTACCTTATCCCGAATGAAGGTACACAGCTCCTTATAGTTATCTTCCCCTATGAGCTTCTCGGTAACTTCAACAGGCGGAGTGTATGGCATTACAGAACTCCAGATTGACTAGCACTGGCACTAACTGTACTTGTCTGACTTACAGACTGAGTTGCCGTCACAGCAGGTACTTTTGGGGCTGAAAATGATTTAAAATCAATAATCAGCAAACTCATGAACTTGTAGAAAAAGGTGTAAAATGGACTACTCTCTGTCGTTGGTGCTTCCATTGATTGCACGGCGGCATTCAATATAACATAAGCGCCAACTAATTCTACAGGTGTCGGATGAAAGTTCATAACTAGCTCCTAGAAAATCTTCAAATGCATAAGAATCAACGATGCTATTACTGTACCAATAATACCCAAAAACCACATCCGATTCTCATTTCGAGTAGCTTTAAGATCGTTCATATCCCGCTCCAATACTAGAAGTCTTGTCACTACTGAAGGATTATCCTGATCCTTGCCCTTCCATAAATCAATTTCAATGAGTTCAACTTTAGCATCTACTTCTTTTAAAGTCCTCATTATATCCCCTAGGCAACCGCAGAAGCGATTCTGGATCTGAAACGACTCATTTGTTTATCCATAAAGTCACGTGTATTCTCTTCAGATCGAGTATCAAACTTCCAGAGCATCAAACCCTTGCGGTCTTTTACAAGTCCGTAGGAGATTACGTCAAGGAGGTCGATCAACCCTTTGCGCTGTCCAAATGATTCAGCTTCTTCTTTGAACTCAACGCAGTTATTCACATCTAGCCAGAACTCATGACGTTCTACTAGAGGAATGAAGTTCTCAATTCGCTCCATCTTAGCATCTGCTTGCTGCGGGGTGAAGAGTGGAACGATTTGAATTGACGCTAGTTCTGGACGTTCATCCTTGTGTTCTTGTACAAAACAATTCAGATGATAGAGCAAGAACTTCTGCGCTCCAACCGCCTCAACGTGTACTTGACGGAGCTTCCATTTGATAGCGTAGAAAAAGATTCTCTGTACAAACTCACCGATAGGACACGCTTTAGCCCATTGATCCAACAGATATACACGTCGGGGGTCACGGCTGACCCCCGTAACGGCTATAGCATGGCGGCAACGTCCATTCTTTCCGACTTCTTTACCAAGGTGGGAGCCACCGTGGTTGGGGTCTACTACCATGTAACGGTCTAGGTTACGAGGGAATACATCTTTTTCTACGTCCCCGGCTGCTACATGGTGGCGGATGGCTATACGATATTGTTCTGGTGCAGCAGCGGCGAACTCGAAGAGCCTGCCTGCTAGATGAGCGGGAAGTTCTTTCGGGATTGATAAAGCGCCTGTAACTTTCTCGAAATTAAAGTATCTAAAATCACCCATGTTAAAACGAGACTTGCTAGGATCAATAGGGAAATTAAGAAACTGGCAACTAAAATGATATGAACCCAAGCGACGCTTCCAGCGTAGGAGCTTCTCCCTTGTAAATGCCTCAGGAAAAATAGGCTCGCCAAAGGGATGGAGGTCACAGCAACCTCCCAGAGCGCTATGCGTGACAGGCACGAAATACGGTTCCTCAACACGTATATGTGAGTTAAGATCATCATGGCTCCAGCGATTACCTACCACTATCTCATCGAAATCTCGTCCTGGGTTATCGGGATTATTATCAGTCGCCCCAACGAGAACCTGATGATAGTCGATAGTATCTTGCATAACAACTGAGGATTTCCGCGCTTCACGGCCAACTAAGTCATCTTCAATAACTACATCATAGTGGCGCGATTGGAGAGCTGCACCGACGCCGATGAAATCATACGTGCCTTCACCTTGACCAGCACCTTTCGGAGTACGACGATGGTGCATTGATTCTTTTGTCCAGACGTTACGTTCTGTGGGCATTATCTCTGGGAACAAGTGAATCAATGCACCATCGTCATACT